CCAATGGAATGTCCGCAAAAATATTGGCAAAAAACAACAGAGGTTGAGCAACCTGATGACTTGCCGCAAATTATAATAGACGAAATAATAAATTTATATCCTGATGTTAAAACAGGGAAGGCAAAAAATGTAGATGCAAAAAAAAGAATGATAGAGTTATACAATACAATATTCCAAACGAATTATAGTACAGGAACAAATTGTGGGTCTTGTTTACAAAGTGTTTGGAGTGGGATAAAACAACTATATAAAAAATATACAGAATGAGCTATTTAACACATTTAAAAAGAAGTAAGCATCATTATTCAAGCAGGTGGATTGTAAAATATAATGATGAAGGATTGGTACGAGAGGTTAAGTTAATTTTTAACCCTGAAGAATATAGAAAGAGCAAGAGAGCTAGAACATTAAATACACAACAAGGATTAATTAAAATACTAGAAAATGACAAAGAGAGAAGAAATACCTAGTTATTATATAGGAAAAAAACACAAAATAGAAGCTAGAAAAGTAGTTGAGGACTTTCAAGGGGATAACTATAATTTAGGAACTGCTATCACTTATTTATTAAGGGCAGGAAAAAAAGAAGGGAATCCGATTGAACAGGATATACGCAAAGCAATAAATCATCTACACTTTGAATTAGATAGAGTGTATAGGGATAGCGAAATAAAAACAGGAGGACTAGATAGAACAGGATTATAATGGAAAAAGATACAATACAATTAGTAAGCTGGAAACAAGTTGTAAAAAAATACGGATATAAAGAAACTAAAAATAAAGGAACAAGATTTGGTATTCAGCTTACTTTAGAGGGTATGCATGATACTCAATTTATATGGTGTGAAACTAATTTAGAAAGGAAAAAGTTATTTAAAACTATAATGAGAATTGCACAAGACGAAGGCAGGGATTTAAAATTAATAGATTGATATGGCACTATACAAATGTCCTTGTGGTGAAAGCGAAAAAGAAATTGGAAAAGCTACTATTGTTTTAAGAGATGGAAAGTGGGTTGCTAAAGAAGCATTATGTAAGTGCGGTAAATATATGGATAGTGAACCTGAAGAAGGTATGCCAAGTATAAAAAGAACAGAAGCATCTTTAAGTAAAAAAAAACGGCACGATAAATTGTGGGATGGAGCAAAAGAAAAATTAGTTGGAGAAAGAGGTATTAACGAACCTTTTAAATAAATAACAAAACATTCTATTATATATTATGAAGCAACAAGTTAAGATTAGTCAAGTAAAGGGAAACCCTAACAATCCTAGAATTATCAAGAATGATAAATTTAAAAAGTTAGTTAAATCCATTAAAGAGTTTCCTGAAATGCTAAAGTTAAGACCTATTGTAGTTGATGAGGAGATGATGGTGCTTGGTGGAAACATGAGATGGAAAGCAAGTAAAGATGCTGGTTTAAAAGAAGTATGGATTGAAATAGCTGAAGGACTTACTGAAGAAAAAAAGAAAGAATTTATAGTAAAAGATAATGTAGGATTTGGAGAATGGGATTGGGATATAATAGCGAATGAATGGGAAAGCGGAACACTTAAAGAATGGGGTGTTGATCTACCTGTTTTAGATGATAGGTTAGAGGTTATAAATGGAGAACAGCCAGAAATAGAAATAACATCAGAAATATTAGAAGAACATAATTATTTGGTTTTTACATTTGATAATCAGTTAGATTGGCAAGTGGTTAAAGAGATATTTGATATTAAAACAGTTTACAAGCTAAATAAGAAAATGGAAAGGAAGGGGGTTGGTAGAGTGAGAAAAGGAATAGAGCTGATTGAAAAACTTAATAAATGAAATACAAAGTTTACATTCCAAGTAAAGGGAGGGCAGGAAGAGTAACTACAAGTGAGTTGTTTCATGAATCAACAATAGTTTGCCCAAATGCAGAGGTTAAAGATTACAAGAAGCATCATGATAATGTTATAGGTGTTGATGATAATGTAAAAGGAATAACAGCTACAAGAAATTGGATTTTAAATAACGTAGATGATCAGTGGCATATACAAGTAGATGATGATGCTTTAAGTTTTCATGCTTATCAAGAGGGTAAAAAAGAAAGGTTTGTAGATAAAGATAGAATAGATAACATATTAGATAACCAATTCCACTTATGTAATGGGTGGGGTTTTAAAGTATGGGGATTAGCATTAACGGCTGATTATAAATTCTATGATGAGTTTAGACCTTTTACAACACAAAGTGTAATAGGTGCAAACATTATTGGTATTATAAAAAATGAAATAAGATTTGATGAGAGGTTAAGAGTTAAAGAAGATTATGATTACAGTATGCAGCACATAGCAAAATATGGAGGAGTGTTAAGATGTTCAAAGTTTGGAATAGATGTGGTGCATTTAACAAATGAAGGGGGATGTGTTTCTTATAGAACTAAAGAAGTAGAGATGGAAGCATACAATGTTTTATTAAAAAAATGGGGAAAGAAAATAGCAATATTACAAAATAATAAAAATTTTGTTAAATTAAGGTCACCGAGAAAAGGAGTATAATGGACAAAAATAGACACATAAAAAAGGAATCAATGCTAAAGGCGTTGGAAAAGAGTTTAGGGGTTGTAACTGTTGCATGTAAGCAAAGCAATACACCAAGAAGCACTTATTACAAATGGTTAAAAGAAGATGAAGAATTTGCTAAAGAAGTTAAGGAAATAGAAAATATAGCACTTGATTTTGCAGAAAGTCAGCTACATTCTCAAATGAGAGATGGGAACACATCTGCTACAATCTTTTATTTAAAAACAAAAGGAAAGAAAAGAGGGTATATAGAAAGGCAGGAGTTAGATGTAAACTCAGGAGAAAATCCGTTTAATGTAAGTGTAAACATAAAAGGAGTTGAACACTAAACCTATATTTACAGCTACACAACAAATAGCAATAGAGTATCTTTTTGATAAAAGTACAAAAGAAGTTTTATTTGGAGGAGCTGCGGGTGGTGGGAAATCATGGGTGGGGTGTGCATGGTTAGTTCTGCTTTGCATGAAATATCCTAATACGAGGTATTTAATGGGGAGGTCTAAATTAGATGCTTTAAAGAAAACAACACTAAATACTTTTTTTGAAGTTTGTAGCTCTTATAACTTAGAAGCAACCAAGCATTACAACTTTAATGCAGCAAGTAATATCATTACGTTTATAAATGGTTCTGAAATAATATTAAAGGATTTATTCTTATATCCATCAGATAGAAACTTTGATAGCTTAGGTTCATTAGAAATAACAGCAGCGTTCATAGATGAAGCAAATCAAATAACGGAGAAAGCTAAAAACGTAGTAGCATCAAGATTAAGATATAAGTTAGATGAAAATGGATTGATTCCCAAAATGCTAATGACTTGTAACCCAGCTAAGAATTGGGTATATACAGAATATTATAGACCAGCAAAAGATAACACAATCAAACCTTATAGGAAGTTTATTCAGAGTTTAGTTGGAGATAATACTTATATATCTCAGCATTATGAAAAGCAGTTATTTGAATTAGATGAATTAAGCAAACAAAGGTTACTGTATGGGAATTGGGAGTATGATGCAACTAATGATAGTTTAGTAGAATACAATGCTATTGTAAATCTTTTCAATCAACAAGGAATTGATGGAGAAAAATACATAACATGTGATGTAGCGCGTTTTGGAAGCGATAGAACAGTTATAATGCTATGGCAAGGGTTACACCTTAGATATGTAAGAACATTGCTTAAATCAGCAGTAAATGATGTTGTGGATGAAATAAAGAAACTACAACAAGAGAATCAAGTTAATTTAAGAAACATTATAGTTGATGAAGATGGAGTAGGTGGTGGTGTTAAAGATTATCTAAGATGCAAAGGATTTGTAAATAATGCAAGACCTTTAAAAAATGAGAACTATCAGAATTTAAAAACGCAATGTTATTATAAATTAGCAGATTTAATTAATAAAGGACAGCTAGGAATTAGTTGCTCTGATGTTAATGTAAAAAACCAAATAATTGAAGAATGTGAACAAATAAGGACAAAAGATGCAGATAAAGACAATAAATTGCAGATAATTGCTAAAGATACTGTAAAAGCTATTTTAGGAAGGTCACCTGATTACTCTGATGCATTAGCTATGAGAATGTATTATGAGGTGGATAATAATTTTGGAAAGTATTTTGTGCAATAAAAAAGAGGGCGACTTAATAAAAGCCAACCCCCTTTTTAAAACTAAAATGAAACAACCAATAGGCAAATATACACTATTAAACTAAATAACAATAATTTCTATTATATAATATATGAAGGTTAAAATAAAGAAGGAAGGAAAGGAAAAAGAATTTAACTTAATCAATAGCTGGGAAGATGTAACTTTAGATAAGTGGATCAAGCTGATTAAATTAAAAGATAAAAGTAAGAGCAAGGAAGCGTTAGAAACTATAACAGCATTATCTGATATTCCAAAAAAGCTATTAAAGCAATTGGAGATAAAAGACATAGCAGTTATAATGGGGAAACTCGCTGAGATGCAGCAGAAGGAAAATAGTTCTTTAAAAAAGATAATTAAAATAGAAGGGAAAGAATACGGCTTCCACCCTGATTTAGATTCCATTACATTGGGGGAATATGCCGAGATTGAAACCTTCTTAAAGAAAGGAGTAGAGAAACATTTACCTGAAGTAATGGCGGTGTTGTATAGACCGATAGTTGAAAAGGAAAACAATATTTATTCCATTGAAGCGTATGATGGAGATATTAGGATAAGGGCGGAGCAAATGAAGAAGATGTCAGCAGGGCAAGTGGAATCAGCTTTGCGGTTTTTTTTTGCTTTAGGGAAAGAGTTACTAATGATTTTGCCATCATCTTTGATGGAACGAGTGAAGGAAATGAAGATGCAATTGTCACAGAATCCTTCAGCGAAAGATGGGGTTGGTTCGGAGTAATGTATAGATTGACAGGAGGTAGTATAGTAAATTTAGAAAGAATAACAAATCTTGACTTGTTAGAATGTTTAACTTGGTTAAGTTATGAAACAGATTTGAACTCACAAAATAAAGTAAAGTATGCCAGTAAGCAACAAAACATATAACAACGTAGTAAACACCCTAGTTAGACTAGGACAATATCATGAGCAAATTTCTACTGTATCTGTTGGAGATATATATGATATTAATTTGGAAAAGCTGGAGAAGTTCCCATTGCTACACCTCAATCCAATTAATGTAACAACAGGAGATAGTGAACTTGTTTACAACTTCCAAATATTTATTATGGATATGGTAAGTGAAAAGAGTGATTGGCAAACAGCACAACAATCTGCTTTAACTAAATTAGTAAATACAAAAAATAATGAGCAAGAAGTATTCAATCAAACATTAGAGATATGTACTGATTTTATAGGTATGCTTAGACACAGTACAAGACAATCATTAGAAGGAGTTGATGATATTAATTTCCCTTTGTACTTTACACAAGATCAATTTACAATAGAACCTTTTAGCGAAAGATTTGACAATCTTTGTTGTGGCTGGGTGTTTACTATGGGAGTAAGAGTAATGAATGACTTTGATACTTGTACAATTCCTGTAACTGATTTAGGAGCTGGGTACTAATGTTTAAACTACTAAAGAGATTAAATGTGATAAAGATAGGTAAACTAGAAATACAAATAATACCACCAACAATTAGGTATAAAATATGAAATACGAAGAACTAATAGAAAAACTAGAAGCAATTAGCATTAACTTAGAAACATATAATGATTATCCTAAGGCAGCTACTAATAATGCAAAGAAAGCTATTAAGTGGAAAGAAGAAAATGGTAGTGATTGTGGAACTAGAGTTGGGTGGACAAGAGCAAGTCAATTAGCAGGAAAGAAAAATATATCCCGTGATACAATAGCTAGAATGGCATCTTTTAAAAGACATCAACAATATAAAGACGTACCTTACTCAGAAGGATGTGGTGGATTAATGTGGGATGCGTGGGGAGGTTCTTCAGGAATCAATTGGGCAATTAATAAATTAAAACAAATAGATAAAAAATAAAAAATGGCAGATTTAACAACAACAATAACTGAAAGTGTAACCATAAATGGTGCATTAAGAGGTTCAACAAATACTTTAACTGTATCAGGAATTATAGATACATTTGAAAGAGTAGTAACTTGTCCTCATTCAGCAACAACAACAATAGCAACATTTTCAGCAAACGTATATGATAGTGCTGGAGCTATTGATACAGAGAATGTAAGATATGTAAGAGTTACTAACTTATCAGACAGTTATGATATTGAATTAGGTGTTGCAGGTACAGCATCAAATTATACAATTTTAATTCCAGCAGGAAATTCTCATATTATAGCAAGAACAAATGATGGTATGGTTGCAGAAGCAGATGCAGTTCCAAGTTATGGAGCATTAGCTGATATTACTAAATTAGAGGTAAGACCAACAACTTCTAATAATATTAATACAGAAATCTTTGTAGCTACGATATAATGAAAACTAAAAACTTAGAAAGGTATTTGAATAGCTTTGCTAAGCATGTAGTAATGGGAGCTAAAAAAGACCTCCAACAAGCAAAAGGAGCAGGAACTGATTTAGAGAAATCAATTAGCTTTAAAGTTGTACATGATAAAGATGGCTTTGTAATACAATTCTATATGGCAGATTATGGAGAATTTGTAGATAAAGGGGTTTCAGGAAATAGCAAAAACAGAAGCTATACAGATTATAAAGGTGTATCACAACCAACCCCTTATAAATACACACAAAAACAACCACCACCTGGCATATTAGCTAAATGGATTAGTAAGAAAAAGATTAAAGGAAGGGATAAGAAAACAGGAAGATTCATAAGTAATATGTCTTTAGCCTACATAATAGGAAGGTCAATTAAGAAGAAAGGAATACCAGGTCTTAGTTTCTTTCAAAAACCTTTAGGGCTTGGACTTAGTAGATATGGAAAGAACTTTTTGAAAAATCTTAAAGAAGATATATTAGATGGCATAACAACAAAAACAATAAAAGCATAATGGCAACAATAATAACGCAAAAACCTTTATATGGAGAAGTAGATAACGGAACATTTCCCGTAGGACAAGAAGTAATCTTTACTGTGCAAAATTTATCAGTAATTCAAACTTATTGGAATGTTCAATATTTAGCAGAATTACATGTAAGCAATACCAACATTAATTTATCTACTAATACTGATTTGGTAGCTACTTTCAAAACAACTCCAAATAATGCTGGTGTTGGAATATTTGATTTTAGTAATATATTAGAGGGTTATGTTAGTTCAGATAATACAGGTATGCCTGTTAATGGTAGTTATGCAGCAAGTGAATATAAGGGGGTTGATTATACACTACAAACACCGCACCCTATTCATGTGATTGATAAATATTGTAGAAATGGGAACTCAGTTAAATATATGGCTATTCAATTTAGTGTTGTAGGTTCTACAAGTCCAACTGCTCCTATTTTACCTATTGATAATAGTACAGAAAATAGTGATCAATATACTTTCTTTAATGGTGTTTTACAGCATGATAATTATTTAACTTTAACAGGAAGTAATTATGGATATGATTTATTAGAAGCAAGATTATATTTATCTTACAATAACTCATCTGCTGGATTTGTAAACAATACTAAGTTTTTATCTAATATGCCTGAAACACAATATGCTGATGTAGATGATTATGGTGTTTTTAGTTTTACTCAATTTATGCCTGGAGCAAGTCATAATGTGACAAAAATAGAAGTAGAATATTTTGATAGTGCAGCATCTTCATTAGGAACAGAAACTTTAACACAAGATAATACAACAGGAGGAGCTGCAACAATAGGAGATACATCAGATACTCGGTTATTGTATGTAGGAATATTCCCAGCTAATTTAAGGAATTGGTCATCAACATTTCAAGCATTAGTTACTGCTGGAACTATACAAGGAGGGTATTATACTTTTAGAGCTTATACAACAGGAGTAATCAGTAGAACATATAGGATTAATGTAAATTGCCCTGATGGAAAAGGATATGAGCCTATTAGATTAGCGTGGCTTAATCAATGGGGAACTTGGGATTATTATACCTTCCGTAAGAAATCAGTTAAAGCGGTTTCAACTAACAGAACAACATATACTCAAATGAATGGAACATGGAATGATTCAACATATAAAATAGATGGATATAAAGGAGGGAGGAAAAACTTTAGAGTAAATGCAACAGAAAGAATAACAGTAAACTCAGATTTTGTAACTGAAGCAGAAGCGGCATGGTTTGAAGAATTAGTTAATAGCACAGAGGTTTATATAATAAACAAATTTGATTCAGGTGAGTTAGCTAATACAATAACTAATAAATATGTAGAGCCTGTATTAATTACAACATCTGATTATACTAGAAAAACTATTGCAAATGATAAGTTAATGCAATATACTTTTCAACTAGAAAGAAATAAACCATTTAGAACACAAACAGCATAATGAGTGTACAATTAGTATTATTCCCGCAAACGCATTTTAGACAGCAATTATTAGTTGATGGTTTAGATTTTGTTGGTGTACCTAGTGCATCAAACTATGATACAGCAGTAACAGGTGTTATATTTGTGGATATTATGGCTAATGCTGCTCCAACAGCTCCAAATACATGGTTCAAATTTAGAGCATTAGGAACTAATACAAGTTATCCAGCAGTAGCTACATCATCAGGAGGAATCTTAAGTCTTAACTCTATTACAGGTGGTGCAGCTTTTTGTGGTGTTTACCAACAGCTTTCAGGATTAATAATAGGAGAAGAATATAGAGTTAGTATTGAATGGTTAGCAGGTTCAGTAGGTTCAGTTGCTATAAGTCATTATGTAGGAGGAATTGGGAGTACCTCTTTCCCCCAAGATGTATCAACTTCAACTGCATATTCTTATGTGTTTACGGCATCTGCAATCAATGAAACTATCTTTATTAGTTATTGGAATAACACTAATGATGATTTAGAAATAACAATGGCAAAATGTGAACCTGTAACTCCACTTAGTTATGAAGGGCAGGTTATATGCGACCTTTATGAAGATGAAGAAATACCTTTAACTTTAAGTGTAGATAACTTTAAAAATGTAGCTGAGAAAATACAATCTTACTCTAAAGACTTTAATCTTCCAGGAACAAAAAGAAATAACAAAATATTTGGAAATATATTTGATATAACTAGAACTTTTGATAACCCTTATGATTTTAATCCTTATTTAAAAAGTAGGGCGGTTTTAAAAGAAGATGGATTTATAATATTTGATGGATTTATACGACTTATAGATATACAAGAAAGAGATGGAGAAAGAAGTTACAATGTAAACCTATATGCTCAAACAACAGCGTTAGCAGACACCTTAAAAAATAGAACATTTGATTATATTGATTTTAGCGAATTAGAACATAATTACGATAAAGTAGCTATTAAAGGAAGTTGGTATCTAGATGGATTGCCATTAAATTATCCTTTGCCCGTAGGAACTTACGCTGGAACAGCAGGAGCAAGTGTAACTGATGTGTTAAAATATCCTTTTGTAGATTGGACAGGTGGGATATTATATGCTAATGGTTCAACAGGTTCAGGTGCTACTTTAGGAACTCCTGAATTGACAAATTTAGAACAAGGATTTAGACCATTTATAAAAGTAAAATATTTAGTAGATAGAATATTTAGTGAAGCAGGATATACTTATAGTTCAAGTATTTTTGATAGTACAGAGTTTAAAGATTTATTTATGGATTTCAATTGGGGTGGAGATAAAATGCCATCAGTAATGGATGAAACATTATACAATGCAAACACAGGAAGTTATGCTCCTACTGGTGTTGTTATTGGAACTTCATTTGAATCAATCCCATTATACCCTGATGGAACAACTTATGGGGATAGCACTTCGCAAGTACCACCTGATTATGTTAGCACATCTGGAGCTACTTATGAGTTTTATATTGTATCAACAGAAGATAATGTTCTTTATAATATATTTTGCAAATTTGGATTTGCTGGCAGTAATACAGGAAATAATTTGAGATGGGCATGGGAATTTTATGATGATAGTGCAGGAACTACAACTTATATTAATGATAATACAGTTGGCGTTCAAAATGTTTCTGCTGGTGTTGGATATGTACAATCAACTGTAAATGTAACATTAGACACAGATGATAGGCTTAGACCTGTGATGATGAAAGAAAGTGGAACAGGAAATGTTTTATTTTATGGAGGTGCAGCTAATTTCACAGTAAGTAGTGCAACAGTAAAATCAGCTACGTTAAATGCTTTAAGAGGAGAAATTAACCAATGGGATTTCTTAAAAGGACTTTTCACAATGTTTAATTTAGTAACATTAAAAGATGAAACTGATGCTAATAATATTATAATAGAACCTTATGCAGATATTTTTATAACCACTACAAAAGGAACTACGTTAGAAGAAAGAAGCATACAGCATGATTGGACAGATAAGGTAGATATAAAAGATATCACACTAAACCCTTTAAATGATTTAAAAAAGACAACGGTTTTCAAATATGAAGAAGATGATGGAGATTATGTTTTTAATCTTTATAAAGATGCAACAAGAGGACACCTATACGGAAGTAAAGTATTTAGTGCAGAAGGATTAACTATACTAGAAGGAGAAGATGAAATAGTTGCTAGTCCGTTTGCAGCTACTGTATCTAAACCTATATGGGAAGGATTGCCTAATTGGATTATTCCAGCTATTTATTCTGTTGCTGAAGATGGAACACCAAGTGGATTTGATAATTTACCAAGAATACTTTATCAGATGAACGCTAGCCCTACAACAATGGCAACTACTTTCTTTATACCTGGTCAAAATGGGCAATCAAGTGAGAACTCTAGTTTGTTATATACATTTTCACATTTAACAGATATTCCTACGACAACAGGAACAAGTGATTTTAATTTTGGAGAATGTCAGCTTATACCACCAATAGGGCAAGCAGTTCCTGATAATTTATTTAATAATTATTGGTTTCCTTATTACAATCAGCTTTATAATCCTGATACAAGAACTATGGAAATTAAAGTAAACTTACAGCCTGGAGATATTGCCACTTTTAAATTCTCAGATTATGTGATGATTAAAAACAGAACGTACAGAGTGAATAGAATAGATTATAAGCCAGGAGATTTATCAACAGTTGAATTTATATTAATGAATTAAGATGAGCAGATTACCAATAGAATTTAAAAAAGGATTAACAGTAAGACCAAAAGAGATATTACCTAGCGGTGAAGTTATCTTTACAGATGGCACAACTGATATGCGAGGTAATCAAGTAGATTGTGAAGCGTATGGATATACTTATAATACAGCTACTAGAACTTGTCAAGCATTTCCGTTTTCTACAAAAGTAGGAAAAGCAATTACAAATGAAACTAATGTTGTTAAAGGAAAAGGAAACACAACAGAACTTGGTACACAAGGTTGTTTTATAATGGGAGAAAATAATTCAACTAAAGGGCTTAATAGAAATAGTATCATCTCAGGAGTAAAAAATGAAATAGCTAACAATGTAAGTAATGTAACAGCTTTAGGGGTTAATGCTAATGCTACAAGACAAGCGCAATTTGTTATTGGAGGAGGATTGAATAATATAACAACATCAGGGCTTTCAGTTTATGGAGATAGACAAGTATCAATAGTAAATTTATCAGGAACAACAGAAGATAATTCAACAACTAATCTTACTGTAAATAATGAAGCAGATCAATATATAAATGTAAAGAACAATTGCATATTAGGATATGAGATATATTTAACAAGATTAGAGTTAGGAGGTTCATCAGGTACAAAGGGAAATTTTTCTTATAGAAATGAAAAAGGAGTAGTTAGAATTGATAATAGTTATGGGATGACTTTTACTGTTGGATTTACAAGAAATATTGGAAAGCTAGGAGTTAATGGAACTTATGCAATGGCAGATGTATCAACTTCAGATGTTAAGGCAATAACAATCCAAGTAAGTGATAGAAATAATGTAGATAATATATGGAGTGCAACAGTATATCTTCATGAGTTAGTTTCAACAAACGTAACTTTTTAAAAAATAAAAAAATGGCAGATACAACGATATTAAAATTTAAAATAGATTCCGATATAAAAGATGCTACAAAAGATGTTGAAAAATTAGATAAAGCAACAGATGATGCTAAAGGTTCTTTTGGAGGGTTAAAAAAAGCTATTCAAGGAATTGGAACAGCATTAAAAGCCGCAGGGGTTGGATTAGCATTAGCAGCTTTTGCTAAACTATTTGAAGTATTTTCTAAAAACCAAAAAACAATAGATTTCTTTAATACATCTATGACTGCTTTAGACATAGTATTTGGAGATTTAATTGACACCGTTGGTGATAACGTAGATGATATAGGAACATGGTATGATACATATTTTGGAGCTGATGCTCAAAATGATGCACTTACATTTTCCACAGTATTAAAAACAGGAATAGTAAATGCAATAAATCAAATTCTTCAAGGATATGAAAACTTCTTTGCAGGAACAAAAATGTTATTGAGTATATTAGCTCCAGGAACTTGGGAACAAAAATTACAGAGATTTGATGCAGGTATGGCCATGATTGCTGAAGGAGGAATAAGAATGTTTATAGGATTTGAAGAAGCTGAGAAAAAAGATTATATTGGACAAATAAAGGATTATGTTGTTGAAGTAATGAAAGTAGCAGAAGAAACTACTAAAGCAGGGAACGCTGCACAAGTAGCAGCAGTACAAATAGCAGGATTAAATGCAGAGCAATTAGCAGAAGCAGAGGTACTTAGACAAACTAGAGATGATTTTACAAAAACTTATGCAGATAGGATTGAAGCTAATGACAAGTTAGGTGCAAAATTAAAAGAAATGCTAGAATCTCAACAAGCATTAGCAGCAGCAGAAGTCAAAGCAGCACAACTTGCTAAAAATGCAGTTCCTAATTTAGAAAATACATTACGTTTAATGGAAGCTGAGAACAAACAGCTAGAAATTAAAGAAGCATTAACAGGGCTTGAAAGTGAACAATTACAAAATAAAATAACATTAGAAAAAGAATTAGCAGAAGCAAAAACTGAATTAGCACTTGCAGGAACATCAGCTTTTGAATTAGAAATGGCAGAATTACAAGCAGCTTATGATTTAAAGATAGACCTAGCAAGAAGGGCAGGAGAAGAAACTACTGCTATTGAGAAAGAATTTAATCAAAAGAGAAGACAACTTGCAGCAGAAAATACAGCAACAATGTTAGAAGCATATTCTGCTTTAGCTGGAGGGTTAGCTGCTTTAGCTGGGGATAACAAAGAACTAGCAATAGCACAAGCAATTATAGATACTATTGCTGGAGCTAATAAGGCTTTTGCAATGGAAGGACCTCTTGGATTTATATCAGGTGCAGCTATCATAGCAGCAGGTATGGCTAATGTTAGAAAAATTATGGAAACAGATATACCTGGTGCTGAAGGTGGAGGAGGAGGAGGAATACCAGGAGGAGGTCAAGAGATTGCTCCTCAAATGATGGGAGGTACATTTGATTTAACAGGAGGATTAAAACCTGAACCTGTACAAGCGTATGTTGTTTCTGATGATATTACTAATAACCAAGACAAATTAGCTGCTATTAGACGTAGAGCTACAATTTAAAAATCAAACAAATAACAATTAAATCTATTATATAATATGCCGTGTACAAAATGTAAAGATGGAAAATATAAGTGGGGTAAAACGGGTAAATGCGAATATGACACTTTAGAAGAATGTCAAGAAGCAAATCCTTACCACAATTATGAAGAAGTTAAGCATACTTCTATAAAAGAGTTGGTGATTGCAGGAGATTCGGAAGAATTAGCAATTGATGCCATTAGTTTAGTATCATCACCAGCAATAGAACAGGACTTTGTTTATTTTGGAAAAGAAAAGAATAATTTAACTTTTGCTAAAGTAGATGAAGAAAAGCGTATGTTAGTATCACCCGCTTTAATCCCTAACAAGCAAATTTTCAGATATGACCCGAATACAGATTCGGAATACTACGTGTATTTTAGTCCTGAAACAGTTAGAAAGGCAAGTGAACTTTATTTAAAA